CAGGCGGCTTATCCGGATTTCAGTGATGACCCTTCCGGTTTTCTTTTCAAACCGCGCCACGGCCCGGTAAATGGCATCGTCCAGGGCGTCCTTATGCTGCTGGATGCTGAGGTAGTCCATCCTGCACCTCCGTCAAGAGCTTGTAAAAACGGTCAAGTATGGCCACATGGTGCTGCATGTCGGGATTCTCTTTCCCATTGTAATCGATCTTGGCTGCACTCAGGGCTTCGATCAACCCCTTGACCTCTGTGGCCGTCAAGTCAAGGTTGACGTGAACGTCTTTAGGGTAGATATCGAGTATCTGCATGACTAATCCCAAAACCAGGTAGACCCATCCATGGTGATCAGTTCCTCTTTTCGGTTCGTATTGGCTATTTGTTTCTCCTTCTCCGCTATTTGTTTCATTTCCCCTCTCCTTTGGGTTAACGCAATCTAACTACGACCACGCCTTCTTGAGTTCGTTCAGGGCCTCCTGGCCGCGCTTGCCCCATCCTTCCCGAGCGTATTCTTTGGCTGTGGGTTCAAAGACAGGACGGCCCGGGTGTCTTCCGCCCCCCTGGGCCGAATAGTCACCGCCTTTTTCCATCACCCACCCGTACTTGCCGATATCCCGAGATCCGCCTCCTGGCCCTTTCGATCCCTTGCCAAACCACGACTTCCCGCCCTGGTCCGTTGTTCCCCTGGGAATGCCGCCCCACCACCCATTGCCGCTGTCCTTGAATGCCGTCATGTTCTTGATGAGATCGCCCCGCAGCCTGCCGGGGGAGGGGTAGCCCATCCAGCCGTATTTTTTTTTCCAATCGCCATAGCGACCTCTGTATGACGGTTGTGGAGATGTCGTGTTCAGGATATTCTTCACCACCAACTGATAATAATCCACCGCGCACCGCCGCTGCATTTCGTCCTTGCCGAACGTCTCCACGGTCGTGCGCAACTTGTTGAGCGCATTTAGATACCGCTTGAGGTCGCTGTCTTTAATCCGGATCGTTATCATGGATCATTCCATTCAACACTGTATCAAAGGCCAGCCCCGGCGCCTGGGGGATCAGGGCGTCGTCCCTGAGCATCACATCGCGGCGAAACAGTCTCGGGCACCGAAAATAGGACCCCCCGCTGGTTTTCTTCAGGAGAACCAGCATGTCTGCCGAGCTTTCCTCAGTAAAGACCTTGAGCCCTTCCATCAACGGTTCGTCGATGTGTTCGTCGTCGTAGATCACCGCATACCAGTCGCTCTGGACCAGCGCCTCGTTGACGGCCCGAAGATTGGGAACAAAGTGGATTTCATGGGCCAGCCCGTCAAAAGACGCCACCGTGGGTCCGGGGTCTTTGGCGTCTGCACAGCTCTGCACCACAAACAAGGTCAGCATGTCTCCCTCGGGTCCGGCGGCAGGTACGGGCATATTCTGGGACCCGGTCCCGGTACGCCGCTATGTTTCTCCCAGTAAATGTTCATGATATTGTCCACCGGCCTCCCGCAATTCTTACAACGGTAACCGCTCATTTCGCCGTCAGGCTCCTCGTTCTTGCACCGGCATTCCGGGCAAATCCAGATCACGGTCATCGCAGCAGCTCCGGTTTTTTATATTCCCGTTCCAGCAGGTCCCGCCATTGGACCAGTTCGTCCGCCATCAGATCCCCCACCTGAATCGTGGTCTCGTATTGCCCGGGCGTGCCCTTGTACCATCCAGGCTTGCCGTTGTACTGGTACTGGATGCCCCATTTTTCGGGATCGGCAAAGATGCGAGATCCCGGCATGGGCTGGAGGATAGAGATGTCCACATCATCGGGTCGGGCCTCTTCAATCCAGTCGGCGGTCTCCACGATGGTTTCTGTGGTTTCTCCAGGCAACCCGACAATCAAAAACGCCTTGGCCCGGATACCGTGGTTGCGAAGCCGTTCCACGGCCCGGGTATTCATGGTTCGGGTCGTGCCCTTCATGTTTTTCTCAAGAACGTCGCTGGAACCTGATTCAACTCCAATACCCACTTCAACCACACCCATTTTTTTCAACAAGCGGCATACCTGATCATCCAGCAGGTTGCTCCGGGCAAAACATCTGAACGCGTACCGGCCACCGATCATATCCACAATTTTCTTGAGCCGCTTCTTGCTGGCCACAAAAACATCGTCAAAGATCATGAACGCCTCGAAGCCGTATCGGTCGTGAACATGCTCGATCTCGGCCACCGTGCGCTCGGCAGACTGCATCTGGAAGTCGTTGTCGATCTTGGCGCAGAAGGCGCAGTGAAACGGGCATGACCGGGACGTCATGATGGGGGTGGCCGGTTTCCCGTCGATCTCGTAGTGATAGTCGTGAATGGGCAGCGCATCCCGATCCGGAAAGGGGTAGTCGTCAATGGCGATACCGTCCGGAGGATAGCTGTTGGAATAGTTCAACAGCGGCAACTCTCCCCGTCCACTGATGGCTACGTCAAAACCATGGTCGCAGCATTCATCCGGCATGTGGGTCGCATGGGGACCGCCCGCAATGATATGGGGGACGCCATTGGAATCGAAATATTCTGCCAGCCGAAACGCCTCCAGCCGCTGCGGGGTGGTAAACGACACGCCGATAATGTTGGCCTCGGCCATGTCCGGGGTGTGGCCAATGCCCATGTCCAGGCACTGAACCTTGACGCCATGCTGCTTCAGGTAGGCCGACAGGTACATGATTCCCAGGGGCGGAAAGACCGCCTGGTCCAGCAGAAAAAGGCTGGGTGGGAATATGAAAGTGATGTCAGGCTTCATATTTTCTCCTGAAAGCGTCATACCGAAATAGTACATCGTCAAAATCAGGCACCGCAGTAAGCTCTTTCAGCAGCTGGCTATCGGTTTCGTTTATCTCCACAGGTGAAGGCCCAAGTTTCCGGCGCTTTTTGAGAAACAACTTTTGTTCATCACTCATGGCGATCCCGATCTTCGCCATGGTCGCGGCCGCTTTCTTGGCGCACGTCTTCACCGTGTAATCAGGGATATTGAGAGCCACCACCGGGATGCCCCTGCCCACAATCTCATCCATGTAATTCATGGATCCACGAAGCCGGCCAACGAAGTCCTCAGCCGTAATCCCGTCGACGTGATACCATCTCTTGAACGATCGGTAATGACTAATGACCTTCCGGGCGCAACACACGCAGATAGGGCTGCATTCAAAATGATCCGCATAGACCGAATACCATTGTTCTCCGAAGACATGGGAAACGAAGTAGACCTCAGACTGTCGCCTTCCCAAAATACGTCGATCGTAATACTCCGTGAATTCGTCAAAGCCTTCCCATTTGCCAAGACCGTTTTTCATGGCATGGGTGGGTTCCTGGTAATCGTCTCCCCACACGTCATGAAGGTCACTCAGCGGGAGGTCCGTCTTCTCGATCGTATGGTCAAACATCTCTCCCATCCCAGGTCCGTCCCATACGGCTATCTTGGGATTGAGGAACATGAAGAACGACAACCATCCGGTTCCACATCTGCCAATACCACAGCCAAGGATCAAATCGTGTTTCATAGCCCGTCTCTCAACTCCTTTCTGTAAAAGTCTATGGCGGCCTGGGGATTCGGGAACCCGATGTCCGCATCCGTCACCAGCCTCACCGGGATGTCGTCTTCCCAGAAGAACCCCAACTGACCCCATTCCAATGGTTCGTAATGTTTCAGGGTGTCTTCAAATCCCAGGTTCACATATTCAAGGACGCCCAGCTTAGGGAACAGCCACAGCACGTTGTCCTTGATCGTGCTGATCCACCGATGGGGGAAGGCGCCGCGATAGGTTCCGGTCAGGCCCAGACGTTCAATCCCTTCTTCAGTGAACTCCCGGCCACAACCCAACTCAAATATCTTGTTGGGGACGCCGATGTAGCCTTGCCTCGCAACCATCGGCAGCATCTCAAAGAAAGCCTTCGGGTTCATCAGGTGTTCCACCATATGCGTGCTGATAGCGAAGTCGAACCGTCCGTTTTGTTCAACTTCATCAGCCAGCAACGCCCAGGTATCCAGGTTCTCGCAATCGGCCTGAATAAGCCTGGATTCCCATATCTCGGGGTGATCGTCATACATCCCCGGGTATCGCTTCTCCCACTCTTTCGGGCTTACCAGATCCACGTAGGTGGTCACATGCTTAGAGGCCCAGGGCCTTTGTACCCCGCCAAAGTCGATGCAACGATAGAAGCCCTTCTGCTCCAGGTAGTACAGAACTCTTCTGTCCCCCATAGGTCGGGTTTCTCTCTGTGCGGAAATGATCAAAACGGCACCTCCACGCTTCCAAATCGTTGACCTTGCGCAATCCGCTCGAACAGCCATTCGTATCTTCGGGCCATCAGGTCCGCGGTAAACCGATCCTCGAACTGTTGCCGGCAGTCGGCAGGGTCGATCTCGTGGATACGGTTGATCAGGGGGACGCCGGCGTCGAGGATCTCCTGAAGGTTATTGGAATCCCGGTAATTGAGGATGAACCCGTGCTTGCCGTGTTCGATGATCTTGTCCACCACAATGGAGCAGTCCTGGTTGATCCGGTTCATGCCGACCACGGGAGTCCCCATGGCCAGGGCCTCGGCCATGATGATCCCGAAGTGTTCTTTCCATGAGTTATCGTTTGAATAGATCAGGCACTTGGCCTTGCTCATAATTTCGTACTTCATGGCGTCATCCACACCGCGCACCCAAAAGACCGTCTTATTGTCGATGTAGGGATAGACCTCATTCCAGAAGGTCCCGGTATTGTAAGGAGGCCCCATGACCACCAATTTGACCCCTGCGGCCCTGGCCAGTTCGATGCCGATGCGGGGGGCCTTGCCGCCTTCCAGTTTGCCGATCCAGCAGGCGTAATTCTCTTTCTTGGGCTGGAAGGCGTACAGGTCTTTGGGAAGACCATAATGAATCATGGTAGTTTCAATGTTCTGGCGCTGAAAGTCCTCCTGTAATATTTTGGAGTACGTCACCACATTGAAAGGTTTTTGCTTGAGTTGCCACCACGAATGACACCAGACATTCCACACCAATTCGCAATAGGGCCACCGCTCCTGGGTTTCGGGATACCAGCCCTCGCCAAAGTAGCCACAAAAATAAACATCAGGATCAAACCCGGCATTGGCAAAGTATTTCTTGGCCGCTTCAAAATGCACGTCCTCTGCGTTGGTCAGCGGACCGACCGGGATGTAGTCAGTGGCTTCCGGGACGTTGGTCCCCGCTCTGGCAAATAGATAAACCTCATGGCCCAGATTCGCCAGTTCCTTCACCAGGTAGCCAAGAATGCGCTCGCCGCCGTAACTGTGGCCGATGCCGAAAGGAAAAACATTGCCTGTCAGAGCTATTTTCATTTGATCTCCTGAGCCGCCACATCGCACGGGTAGCTGATCTTGTTCACGTATTCGACAACCTTTTCGTAAGGCCATTCGTTGAGGTGCTGCAACACGCCAGAGTAATACCGGGACCATGCAAAGATGAGATAGCGGTTGGGTTCGATGGGGGGATAGTAAACCCGTTTCTGGCTTACCGCCCACATGCCGAGGATGTGCTCAAGCCATGGATTTTTTGGTTCATTTGGATCTTCAGCATAGTTTTTGAAAAGGTAATTCGAATCGCTGAGGCATTTCACGATTTCACTGTACTCAGATATATTGGGGTACAGATCGTTCATCCGCTTGGTGATAAAAAACCGAGTGCTGGCCCACCAGTATGACTTATACCTCCCGTCTACCGCAGGCCCGGGTGAATGCTGGCTGGGGTAGCAGATATATTGGTATTTCTCCTCATCCAGCCATTTCAGCCATTCATCAACAACGCTCCGGTCCTCGATGAAGGCGTTCATGTCGCCGTCAAAGTGAACCAGGTAGTCCCCACGGGTAATGGTCATGGCGTTCAGGAAGTTTAGGTCGTTCCATTTTGGGAAGTATTCTCCAAGATACTTTTCCGTATGCCGGTTGAACACCAGATTGTCGATGATCCCGTTCGTCTGCATCTCCAGCAGCCTGTCCTGGGTCTCTTTCGGCAGCGGATCGTGAACGTCGATGAACACGGTCGTCTCGATATCGTGACCCTCAAAGAACCGGACCTTGTTGATAACCCCATCGGTAAAGAAATCCAGCGACCGGGTGCCGTTCAGCATTGTGCCCTGCTCGGTCTTCTGCTCAAGGAAGCCGGGTCGGGTGTCGAGGTTGATGGCGATGGAGATGGTCATTGTCGCACCCTTGCCATAATGGCGTTCTGGAACTGATGGAGCGTTTTTCCCTCTGGGACCAAAGCCTCTGGCCAGCCAGACTTACTGTATTTTGGAACCAAATTTATTTTTGCTGGTTTTCCCGTATCCGGGTCCCACTGTACATCCCCCGGGAACTCGAACCGTTCGCCTTCCGGGATGCTCAGCCCCATCTTCATTGCGTCCTCATCGCCGATGTTTTCAATGGCGTCCATGCGATCGAAATAGCAGCACATGGGCTTCTCTTCCTGCCGGATGGACCGGCCGCACATTTTGCAGACGAATATGGTCACAACACCCTCCACTCAGTTCCAAAGTTTTTCCATCGATTCCACTTCCACACTTCGTTTTTCCGATCCATCAGATGATAAACGTAGACCCCAGGCATCACGTGGGCTTGATACCCGGCATTGAACAGGGCCTCGCAATAGGCGCTGTCCACGTGAAAGCCTTTGTCTTCAGGGAATCCCCCCACCTTCTCCCATGCCTCTTTATGGGTCAGAATCCAGAACCCGGTATAGCCCAGTCCATCATGATGAACCGTACTGCTGCCATGGTCTTTCCAGACCCTCTCAGCCCAATGGATATGGTCGATCAGGTTGTCGCTTCCCTCGGGGCACCCTTGGGATTTCTGCATGGCACACGGGGTCCGGTTGGTAACAGCAGATATCCAGCCCGCCCTGTGGCCCAGCTTGGTCACGGCATCCAAGGCCGCTTCATACCAGTTGGCACATGCCAGAAAGAGGTCGTGGTCCAATATGAGCACCCAGTCAGAGGCGTGTTCCATGGCCCGGTTGTACGCCTTCCCAGACCGCTTACAGGGCTCGTAGGGGATGACAACTTCTATAAAGGGATGATCGCTCATTATCCTCTCGACAATACGGTCAAGCCGTTGTTGTTGGGGTAGTGCTCCACCTCGAACCATTCATCTGGGTGAGCGTCGCAAAATTCTTTTACCGCTTGCCGAAGACCTGGAGACGTCCCGTCTTCTCCTGTATCACCGAATGTTTCCGTGTCATGCAGCGCAATGCAGTAACTCACCTTGCCTGCATGTCTTTCAAGTTCCTGCTTCAACTGGCTATAGGTGTGGTATGAATCAATCAACAGCAGGTCCGTCGGCTCAATAACGGCCTCCAGGGTATTCTCCATGACGAACTTGTAGTCAGGCACGCATTCCCAAATCAACTCCAACAATCCATGGCCGGGATGTCGGATGTCGTAAGAGATTAAAACCGCAGGTTTCCCTGCCGCCAAGGCTACCGTCGAGTGACCTTCCCGAACGCCGAACTCGGTCACGTGGGCCACCTGGGAAGCAAGCTGCCGAAGAGTCTCAAGATGCTCATTGATGTCCAGGGTGAGCACCTTGCGCCGTTGGAATTCGGCTTCGATCTCAGAACAGTCTCGGGTCATTCCTATGCGCCTCGCACCGTGCTCGAATCATGTTTTCGTCTGTAGCATCGGTTAGCCACTTCTGGGGATCCACAATTCTTTCCGATACCATCCTGTGTCTGGCGATGGCGATATCCACATCGGCCCAGTGCCAGTGAACGCCGTAGAACCGCTTGCTCGACACTTGGATATGCTCATTGTCGAAATACCTGTGAGCGCCTATGTGCCATTTGATATGGCTTTCACGGGGCTTCACCACGATGGGTTTGATGTAATGGTGCTCGATTTCGGGGTCGCCATAGCATCGCTGAAACAACGGCGGTTGTCTGGGATCCAAGTCCTTGTCGTTCACATTCCGATACACGTGCCACATGGCAGCCATAACCACGTTGCCGTCAACCGTTTCCAGAAACGGCCTTGGATCGAATATGGGCTCCAGAGTATTGGCCGGGGTCGGGGCCATGGGGAAGACAAACTCATCGGCATCCACCAGGATCACCCAGTCCCCCTGAACCTCATTGTGGGCCGTGTACGTCAAAGCATCCTGCTTCACGTCCATATCCCACTTGCCGTTGGGATAGGGGACCTCCCGGACCTTCACGTTGGGGAACCCATCGCATATCTCACAGGTCTCTTGGCTTATCCCCGGTCCCATCAGGACGATGATCTCGTCTGCAAAAGAATAATGCCGGCAGAAGTAGGGGGCCAACAGATGCTCATCTCCCCAGGCTGTGATGACGCTGATTCTCATTGCAAATCCTGTCTGTAGTTCCCCGGGTCCCAACCATCCCGGTTTTTTTCAATATCTTTGGTGGAAAACCGATAGCCCACCATATCCACATCCTTGTCGCTCATTCTGGGTGCGTCATGCTGCTTGAACTCGGCCAGCAGTTTCGGGGTGAACTTCTCTTTCTGTGACCCCAGCAGGTCCCGCTGCATGGGAAGGGCCATGCCGCATCGCTTACAGAAGAAATCCCGCTGTTCCTGGTACTGCTCGGGCGTCTTGTCCCACCATCCCGGTTCAATGGGAAAGCCGTCCGGCCCGTCAATGACCGTGGCCATAGATCCAGCCACCTCGCAGAAGTAGGCGCCCTTTTCGTTGATCACCGGCGCCCACGTCTTTTGAACCCAGCAATCGTCGATCAGGGATTCTCTCAGTGTTTCATCTGCCACCACCTCGCCGATGGCTACGGTAGAGGGCTGGTGCAGGCAAACCGACTTTTGCGCATCGTTGTGCTCGTTGAGATGAACGCAGCAGAGGGCGCCCTGCAACAGAGAATGGTATTTCTCGAAGTTCCCCCTGTGGGCCGTAAACATCTGAAACCGGCTGCCGGGGTATTTGGCCTTATGCTCGTTGATCAGCCGAAGGATCTCGGGGAACTGGGGATGCAGCGTCGGTTCACCGCCGCACAAACCAATCTCGTTGGGCCAGCCTACCAGAGAGTCAAGGGCCTTCTGGAAGTCCTTCAGGCTCATGTGGTATTTCTTGTCCGGGCTCAAATGCCGCATGTACCGAATGCAGTAAGGGCACGCATGGTGGCAGTGTTTGGTGATGTCGATGTTGACGATGTACATATCGTAGATGGGTTTCATGCCACAGCTCCTATGTCGCCATACTGGCTCATGTAGGCCCTTGCTTCTGTGATCAGCGCGTATTCCGCGACCCGCTGGATAAACTCGCCCAGGTTTTCTTCCCGTTCATTGATCTCATCCGCCCAATATTCAGCGAAAAATTCAACGATTTCTTCCGGTAAGACATTTGATGGCTTAAAGTCCAAAATGCCGATCATTCCCAATGCTCCGGTTCCGCATAGTGTGCCATTTCAGGTTGAGGATCGCATTCAAACACATCGGCTTCGAGACCCAGTTTGCGCCGCATGGCCTGGTGTCGCAGCCATTGCCGCTCGATGCCATGCCGATCCCTGGCGTCTTCCTTGCCATGGTAATGAATCAGGTCGGCCTGAATGTTTTTGTTGGTAAACAGCCCTTCCCGCAGTCCATACATGATGTGGTGCGGGGAGTTGACCCAGTGCATCCCCAGCTTGCGCCGGATGATCCGCAACTGAAAGTCGGGGTACTGGCCGATCTGATGGCTTGTCAGCCAGAACCCGGTTGCCTCGTCGGGCATAGCAAACGGCGAATCATCGAATCGCATAAGCTCATAGGACTTTCGGGACACATGGACACAGTCCACGTCGTCGGGCATACCGGACTGGTCGATGTCAGAAAGTAGTGATTTGAGTTCCGGCGAACATCTTTCATCAAAATCCAGGATGAAGAATGTGGATCCCAGAGGTATGTACTGCAACAAGATGTTGGACTGGACGACTTCTTGGGCATGGAACCATTTCTCCCATTTGTGCGGGTAAACCTCGACCTTGGGGAACTGCTTCAGCTCATAGACCGTATCGTCGGATGACCAGCCGTCGATCACAATGATCCGATCCACCCATGGCTCATCATGGATGTCTCCGATGACGGGCTTGACGGCCGCTTCTTCATTGAGGCATTTCATACCGATGATCATAACAACTCCTTCAGGGCCTTCTTGATTCTCGTTGGCGAGATTGTGTGAATACAGGGACTTTGACATTGGGGGTTGGTTCCCCAGCAATGGCTCATGATCTTGCACACGGCCAGCATATCCGGCTGAAGGTTGATGATCTGCGCTCCGTGTTGCGCCCGTGGGCCGACCACTCTGGCGGGGGCCGGGCCGTACAAGACCACCGCATTCGTCCCCACTGCACCGGCCAGATGCGACAAGAAACTGTCTATGACGACCGCGGCTTTGGCGCGTTTCATGACCCAGGCGCTCTCCCTGAAAGTGAGCTTACCGCAAAGATCGATGTCCGATTTACAACGGATGTCAGAGGCCCCGCCCAGTTGGACGATGGGAAGGCCGATATTCTTGAGGGCCACGTCCATATGGGGATAGGACCGATACATCTTGCTGCCGCCTGTGGTGTGGACAACGAGGTAGTCTATCGGTCTTTCGTTGTTTTTGTCCCAAAAAGCCTCTTCCGGCTCCACGGCTTGGATCGCTATCTCATCCGCATCCACCTTGCAAAAATACGGATACATGCTGTAAAGCGGTACATCCAGGTTGTTGAACCCGCCATGCAGAATATGCTCGCCGTGGGGGTTGTAGACCACATGATAGTCCTTGAGGCTGCGCTCATCCCAGTCGATGATCTCATCCACATATGGGTTTTCAGCAACGATATCCTGATACATGGGCTGCGTCATGTAGACCAGCGGCATGTTCTTGTGTCGCGCTTTGATTCCCTTGAAGCATTGCGTGGTCATGAGCACATCGCCTGCGGATGAATATTGGGCAAACAAGACCTTCTTGGCTTTGGGCCTCGGTTTGACCTTCGTAGCCGCATCCAGCACGTCGTTGACATTGTCTATGCCCGCCACCCAGCTTTGCCCCTGCTCCAGGCTCTTTCGACCCATCTCTTCTCTGAGTCCCGGATCTGCCGCCACCTTGAGCATGGCCCGCTTGATGTCCTGTACCCGGCAGGCCCTGGCCTCCACGTGCGATTCGCCGCCTTCGGTCACCATGGGCACGAACGCCAGGTCGTTGCAGGGAACCATTTCGGCCACTCCCAGCCCCAGTTCCGTCTGAGCCGTGGTGTCGGACAAGATGCAGGGGGTCCCGCACAGCATGGCCTCCACCGGGGTCCATGATAGACCTTCTTGCATCGAACAGTTCACCAGGCAGTCAATGGCATTGTAGACGCTGACCATCCGCTCGACAGGATAGATGCCCGGCGTCTTACTGATGAGGTCGCCGGATCGGGCGCCCATGTCCCGTGCGATCTGCTTCAGGTTGTAAACGCCCTTGTCAAAGTCGGTATGCAGATACAGGGTCATGTTGGGGTTTTCCTGTTTGGCCTCAAAAAACGCCTTCAGTAATCGTTCCGGGGATTTGCGGATCTGGTTTTTGCCCACAAAGCCAAAAATCACATGATCGTTCGGCACGCTTGGGAAATAACTTTTCCTGGCGGCCTGCCTGTCTTCCAGCGGTTTGAACTGCTCGTGGTTCCACAGCGGGGGGCGGAAGTATCTTGCATTCGGACAATGGTCTTTGATCGTATTCAGTCCATACTGTGAATACACGCACGGCGCGTCGCAGTCGTTGATCAGGTGAATCCAGTCCAGCCGCACGTCCTGCACATCGTAAGGAAAGATGAATACGATCTTGAATCCCCGTTGGTTCCGAAGGTTGACGATACGGTTCCATATGCGATGGTACTGCCAGATGTCGATGCCCACAAAGCAAAGGATGTCCAGTTCCAGCCGTTGCAACAGGCTGAGCAGGTTGCTGTGGCCCCAAAAGTCGTCGGGGGTTGTAGCATTGACAATGGTCATGGGCAGCGGATCGAAAATGAAGTTGATGGGATCCACGTCTCGGGCGCAGAAGCAGGCAATTTTGTATTTTTCCAGATTCACTTGAGAAAGAATCGCGGCCATCATATTGCCGTTGCCGACCCCTGAGTAGGGGTGTTCTCCCACAAACAGGACATGCTTCTTTTTCACGCTTCACCTCCAGGGTGATTGGTTACCTGTGATCTTCCTCGACAATCAGAACGTCAACGCCGGGGTATCGCCGGGTTTCGATGGTGGCCACCTGATAATATTCGCCCGATGCCGGTTGCCAGCGGTCCATCACTTGGGCGCCCACAGAATGCGGAATGTAAACCTCGTCTTTATGGAGATTCAGCAGGGCCAGTTCCTGGTCTGATTCGAGATCGTTGCCGTAAAGGGCCGCCACCTGCATGGCATCGCAGTTGTCCTTGATCGAATTCCACTGGGTCTCTTTATGGTACGTATCGCTGTCCCATACTTCCCCGCTGGGCCTCAGCAGTTCGCCGCTGGCGATATTGCACTTGTAGAAGATAGCATCGTATCGGTAGACCTCGTTTTCCAGCATCTTGGGGAGCTTGTTCATGACCATGAACCGCTCCGCCGTGGTGTCGAACTCGATGACGTCGCCGGTGGTGCATTGGGTATCGTATGACAGCTTTCCGCGCCGGAAATGCTCCAGGGTGATGGGCTTGGTGGCCTGGGATGTGGTTTTATACATCCCGTATTCGCCTGACACATTGCCGGCATCGCGGACAATCGTGTAAGCCGATCCCACCTCTTCAAAGACTTCTTTTATGTCAGCGCCGATAGACACGGATCATGAGTTCTCGTTGGGATGAATCAGCACCACATTGTCGTCGTCATACGTATGGTCTCTGCCGGTCTGTGGCTCATAGGCAAACCCGGCATCCACCTTGTGGCCAAACTGCTCGTAGGCGGACACGTCTGCAAACTGATATGGATCGTCTTTCTGGGCCTGATCAAAGTCAGCGTCCATCTTGTCGATGAGCTTTTCGTAGTGGTCGAACTTGTGCTGAAGATGAACGTCTTCCACCCTGAACTTGGCGGCGGCCTCGGACATCAGATAGAAAAAGATGTGCCGTTTGCTCCGCTCAATCAGCCACTTTACCTTGAAGTCCGTCGATTGCGGCATGGACCAGCCGGTATCCCGCTCGGCCTGGTCAATGGCGTTTGAGTAATCGTTGTCATTCAGGTTGGAAGTAAGCCCCTTCAACTCCTGCTGGAGAAGGGTTGTCAGCTCTGTTTTGGTCATGGGCCGTCACCTTTGCGTACGCCTCTTTGACGTTCTGTATCACTTCAGCTCGCGGTCTTTTCTGTCGCCATCGGTTGATCGTCACGGTTGACACATCCATCAGACGGGCCACGGACGCTATGGTGCCCTGTAATTCGATCAGTCTTTCCAGCTCCGGAAAGATATCCTGGGGGATCTCGTCCTGCTCTGCTTGGGGCTCGGGTTCGGGTTTCGCCGCAACAATCTCCGCTGCGACCTCCACGACCCTTTTGGGCAGGTCGGGGAGCACCTTGATTACGCGTGAACGGGCTTGGATTTCACCTTGAATATCCCTGGGAAAAGGGGTATCGGCGTCGTCGAACACCGTCCCCTTTTTCCAGAGCTTTTGTCCTTTCAATGTTTTCAATAGTTCGACACGCATGTCGATTGACCTCCGTTAGAATGCAGGTTCAAACTCCACTACCACCGCCGCGTTGTTTATCTCCGTAGTGGGAGATGCGGTCCGGGTCAGGGTCAGGCTATAGCTGATCACATCGCCCTGAGACACCGAATTGCTGGAACTCAGCACGGCCTGGGTGACGCCCGTGTCGCCGCTCACCTTGGTGGTTTTCTGCTGGGCCGCTTCGCCGGACACATGAGCGATCACCGGGTTCGTGGTCAAGCACGTGGTCCCGTTGATCATAACATCCGCCGTGAGGCTCAGGGTCGCTGCGTCATCCTTCCCTGAACCGGCCACGGACAACCATACGTCCGAGATGTACCCGGAGAATCTGGCCGCTCCCATGGGTGCGCTTGTTACGTTGCTGGTCAATTCGCCGGAAACCACCGCCACGAGCGGCGGCAAGACATTCGCCGCCACCAGTTTCGGAAATCCTGCGCTGGGGTATGGTCCTAATCTTGATTTCATATCGGATCACCCCCTTTAGACTACGGTTAGTTGGTAAACTGCATCCTCGTGGTAGAGAACCGGAAGGCCCTTGTCTTCAACCCTCAAGTACAACCCATCCGGGTCCTGAACCGTCCATCGGTCCATTTGCTGACCCCACTGCCTTGACAGTTCATGAGGCGCACTCATAAACTCGGCAATGGGTTCTCCATCGACAGTATCGGCCCACATAACAAACTTGTCGGTCGGAATGAACTTCTTCGTCATGTAAACAAGGTCCTCTTTCGCCTTATAGGACGAAGAAAGCGTGCCGGTACAGGTAATCGTTCCAGCATTGCTGTCGATAGATGAAATAGTTAGGGTTTCGGTGGTATTTGCGGACGTATCGAGGACTGTCAGCGTTCCGTCTACCTCGAAGTCAACGGTATCGTCAACATACACGGTCGGATCTGTCCCTGCGCTCAGGGCCGCATCCAGATAAGACCTGATCTGATAAGCCTCATCGTAAAGGTGCATGTTGCCAATACCAATCAACGTCCCAATGACCATTTGGGGGTTCTTGAACAGGTCCCCCTCGCCATAAGCAGACTTCTGAAGCAGTGTCTGAATGGTGTCGTCAAAGATCAAATACTTCAGGACTTCACTGGTGAAAATGGCATGGTTCAAGGCGCCCGCATTGTTGTTGCTGACCGTCAGCTTCGCATCAAAGATGTCCTCTGCGATATTACGGGATGTCCCCGCGTCCCACTTGTCAGCCGTCGCAAGGGATACCTTGTTGTCGTCCGGGATTCCGTAGTCCAAAGTGATGTACTGATCGTTGTAGTCCTTGTAGGTAAACCCGTCGTTACACAGCATCTGGGCGATCATCCATTCCTTACGCCGATATGCCCTGTTACTCAGGTTTCTGGACTGGTTGGACAGGGTCCTCGCCGCCTGCTGATACTTCCGGTCCGTTCCCGGCTGCCGAATGTTGTTCAGGAAAGAGCTTCCGAAAAACGTTTTTTCCTTCCAAAACGCAGCATGGGCGCGATTTGAGGCAAGGCCAGGTACAGACGCCCTCGGCGCAGGTGCGTCCTCAGCCGCAAAGGGAGTCAAGCCCCTGCTACCCACCTGGGATTCCCATTCAATGTCGTCGGATTCGTATTTCACATCCGAAAACATTTTTTGGAGAATCAGATTCGGAGGTGCCATGTACTTGGTTATGAGCTTGTTGAGTACCGTCAACTTCAGTGCCGGTATATCGCTAATACTGATAGGCATAACTGTTCACCTCCTTTCTTTATATGACAACATAGCGGCCGTCCTCAGACCCGCCAAGGTCTGTCAGGACATCCGCGTTGTAGTTGTAGAGACCGCTCTTGTAGAGCATGGCGTTCTTCACCACGATGACGCCTTGTGCGCCCTTCGCATTTTCGCCTGTCCCTGCGTCAACCGTACCGATCAGTATCCCCTTCGCGCACACATATGGAGATGAGGTTGCTGACTGGATGGTAATTACGGCCCCCTTGGCCACAGTTTCGGAATCAAAGGAATTGGTCACGGTGATCCCGGCAATATGGCTGTAAGTGGTCCTGTCGATGGCCGTGATGGCCCCAAGGTCTGTAGGCGACAAGTCGCTGTCGCCAGCAACCAGATGGTCGCCAACGGCAAACTTGTAACTGTCGTCCATGGTCACATATCCGGTTGTGCCCGTGCTTGGGTCGTCCGTCAAGAAGGCCGCTCCAAACAGGTCGGCAACGCCGGCCGCAACGTTTCCGACTGCATCAAGGCCCGTATAGGGGACATACTGGTCCACTCGGTTCGTGCTTTCCGTGATGATCCCCATTACGGCTCCGGCTTTAATCACGCCGTATCCTGCGGGGATGGTCACTGCCCTTGTGAGCGCAATGGAATGGTCGCTGTAAAATAAGCGCCTAATATCCTCTTGCGTTCCACGATAGATGTAAGGGGTATCGCCCAACGTCATTTAGCTCACCTCCTTTCCTTCGCTCTGAACGCCTCTCGCCAGGGAATACAGCGAGTTGGCCAGTTCATCGTCGTCTTGCTCTTCCTGTTTCTGTTTCCGCGCCGTGGAGTCCTCGACCGTCTTGACAGACAGTCCGAATCCCAATGCGCTTGAAGTCACGCCCCGTTCTGTCCAGTCAACGATCTCGTCGTCAACGGCCTTCTCAAAGGCTTCCATGTCCAGAACCCCGTCTTTGACAAACCGCTCGTAGCTGACCTGGTTCATCACCTTGTCATGCAGTCTGTCCGGGATATCGCTGGCATTCAGCTTGTCCCGCCACAGGGCCTGGGCCTCGAACTTCAGTTCCTTTTCCCGTCGGATGGCTTCCGCCTTTTCAAGGGCCGCCAGTTGTGTCTGAAACTTCTCGCGCTCCTGAGAGAAACCATTCCGCTCCTGGGCCAACTTGTCTTCAAGACCTTGCTTTTCCGCTGTAAACTGGACGGTCAGCTCTTCCGTGGTTTTGTCCACGATCTCTTTAAGCAGCTCAGGATGATCTTTGCTGAATTGGTCAAAATTCATTCCGCTCACCTCCTTCTCTAAAGGTTTGTTTGGGTCGCTCTCGGGAGCGTTGATTTTAGTTTCACGGGTTCCCATGGAGATCGCACCTTTGCTGCCGCCAATGGCGGCAACTGCCGATGGGAACGACATCACTTCATCTGCAAACCCAATGGTTACAGCTCTATCGCCAGTGAACATCCCTGCCTCGGTTGCCTTTACTTGGGATACCTTCATGTTTCTGTTCCGGGCCACCGTGTTCACGAATATCTCGTAATGCTCCGCCACTTCGTCCTGGAGAATGCCTTTCGCCTCGCTTGACAACGGAAAGTGCGGGTTTAGATCGTTCTTTCTTGCCCCTGCGTATATGGGGGTGTATTTGACACCCACCTTCTCATCGTACTTGCTTTGATCCATGTGGATGGCAATAACGCCCACAGAGCCGACACCTGCTGACCGCGACAAAAAAACCTTGTCCGCGGCTGATGCAATAGCGTAAGCGGCAGAATAAGCCGACTCATTGGCAATGGCGTAAATGGGCTTTTCACTTCTGGCATCGTAAATTTCATCCACCAGGTCCATAAGTCCGTGCGCCTCGCCGCCCGGGCTGTTGATGTCGAACAAGACGGCGTCTGTATCCGCCTCCATCGCCGCCCTGAAATCGTTTCGAATTTCATCGTAGGACGTCAGGCCGGACATGGCGTCCAATCCATGGGTTCGATGAACAAGGGACCCATACACAGGGATGACGCTGATATTCGAAGGGCTCGGACCGTCTTTGCGCTCCGGCGTCTCGAAGTCGGACCTCAGCAAATCGATCTGCTCGTCAATCCCTATCCTGTTCCCGATCACAGACAATATGACGCTGAGCTTGTCTGGAAGGATCATGAGTGGGGTGTTGATGACCTTTGCTGCCAATCGTGTAAGGGTTGCCTTTTCCAATGCTCATTCTCCTTAGATGGCGCGGAATAAATGCGGGCCTAAAAAGTTCTTCAAATATTGTCGGCTTGAACAACTCCATTGCTACTTGGCCTTTCCTTTTCCTGTTTTCTGCTGCTTGTCTTTCGGCGTACCGCCTCTCCCTTTGTTTTTGCGAACTCCCTCGCCAGATCCGTCCTTCTTGGGAACGCCGGCCTTGGCCGGTTCCGCCTGTTCTTGTTCCTGAATGCTTTCGGCGTCCAGCGTCAAAGGCAATTCAGGGTACTTTTCTTTTTCTGCCTCGTATTTCAGTCTCAGGCTGGCATAGTTGCCAAACCCCATCTTTCGCGCCACCTCTGAGTAGGGAATCCCCAGGGTTTCGGGGATGGCCGCATGCTTGACGCCCAACAGCGCCCGGGCGCGGGCCTCCAGATCGTTCACCTCGGATGTGGGAAAGTTGATGTCGATCAACTGCTCGGGCCGTTTCTGGACCCACTTGAAAACAGGTTCGTTATTCTTGAACTCCACGGCCTCGCGCACGCGGAAGGTCTCCTTAAAGCCGGTCAGTTTGGACTTGAGGAAGAAGATGCTCCCCCAAAAATCGTATGTCAGGAACCTGCCGAAGTAGGCGACCTCATCGGAGATCCGGTCGCTCATGGGGCCGCGGGACTCTTTGACAGAGGCGAATGTGCCCTTGCTCTGGCCGGTGGCCACGTCCTCGGGTTCATTCAGGCCCGCCGTAACCATGTGAAGGATATCGGTATCGGATTCAGAGATATTGGGAAGGTTCGGGTTCAAGACCTTCATCTCCATGTTGGGTCCCAGGACCATGGTGCCGCCCGGGGTCTTTTTGGCCGCAATGCCGGTCTTTCGCTTGTCCTCATCCGACATCTGCATCCACTTCATCCACGACTTGAAATCCGTGAACTGGACGGCCCACACATAGGACCCCACCGACTTTTTCCAGTCGATCTCGTATTGCTTGAGCATCTCGTAGTGCTCGATCCACTTGAGGACCGTGCGCACATGGCCGATGTTGCGCAAGGTGATCATGGACTTATCCCACGACACCACGAATCGGAAGAATCCACCCAGTTCTTTGAATTTTCTGTTGGTAGTTCGGCTGCTCTTGACGGCCTGATCTGAGTAGTACCGGTCTTTTTGCGCAATCTTGATCCATTCGGGATAGCGAGCAATGAAGATGGAGGGGATCTGCTCGTCAATCTTCCTTTCATCGTCCTTAATGCAGTACACCAGGGGCGTGGTGGTCTTGTTGGGGTGCGCGATAATGCCGGTGTCATCCTCAGCCCCGGTAATGGCTGCCGGGTCGATGAAGTCCACTTCGATAAACCCGTCCGAATGGCAGGTCAGGCAGAGGAACAGCTCGCCCTCGATAAAGGACCGGCCCACGTACTTGGGCCAGAAGTTGTACAGGCGGTTGCGGGGATCCAGTTCAATCTCTTCAATCACGGCCTGAAGGTCGGCAATTTCAGAGCTGACGCTGAACCCCATACCCGTAAGACGTCCCACAAGACCTTTGATGGCGGTGGCCACCTGGGGGTTGCGGGTGGCCTTCTGGAAGCAAAGCTCCTGTAGAACGTCTCGGGTTCGGGAGGGATCGTCCTTGTCGGGGGAAGAGAGGACGGGGAAGTTGTCCGGGTCTTTGTAGGTCTGATAATCAGGATCGTACTGCCACGGGACAGAGAACTGCAATTCCCTGGCGACTACCTCAAGGTACTCGTCTGGGACGTCGTCTATGGTCAGTAGATTCGGATTTTCGGGCATCTGCACACAATATTGTGATTGAAGGGTATACCGCCTACAATTTTGTAATATTGTGCGTAGATAATTACGGAAATGTCAATAGAAAAGTGATTTTGATGCACACGAAGTTTGTAAAGATGTGAAATGTGAGCACAAATTATGGGGGCGGGATGGTCTTGAACGGCACAGTCAACCCTTCTTTTTCGGCCAAACGGTCCATTTCAGTCAGAAAACAGAGGTTCCAGCGTTTGGCGAACATGTGAGGGCCTTCCCACGGGTTATCGGAGCGTCTGCCTTCTTTCTTGTTGGCGAACGCCACGGCCAGCGGGATCAATGCGTTTCGTTTCTCTTGGTATTCTTGGTGGGTCATCACCGATACCTCCCCCACAACCCCCCAGCCGGAAAAAACATCCCGAAGTTCATATTCCCCTTCCTTTCCCTAAAGTCCATCACCGACAGGTTCCTGCCGGCATAGATGGCGCCGCCAATGGTGAACATCACATCGTCCTGAATGCCGCCCTTGGCGAACTTTTCAGGACTGCCAAAGAACCCGCTCTTTTTGCCGCTCATGGGCGGCTGATGATCGAATATCTCCGCCTCCTCCTCGAATATGTCGTCCTTCTTGTACCCAGCAATGGCCACTGGCGGGATCTTAAACCGCCCGTCCCGGGCTGCCGTGAAGAACTCCCCGAACATGGCCTTTTGCCGATCATAAGTCGCTACCCACAAATCCAGTCCGATATCCCGTTCCTCGCACCAGGGCGCCAGGTCCCACGCGCCCCATCGTTCGCCGCCCACCATGTCGATGCCGTCGAATTCATCGTGGATCAATTGAAATTGGTTTTTGATGCCCTCCAGCGAATGATCCTCGATGTTAGCCAGGTGAATCACCACATACACGTAGGCCGGGGCCTCGCCGTCCGCCGTCATAAACGGGTTCTTGCGGCTGCCCATCAGACCTTTAGCCACCGCCGCCACAATGGTCCGGGCAGACGTCTTTTTCTTCATGGGATCGCCACGGTCCAGGGCGCACATGATGGCCCAGTGGGTGTCGTAAATGTCGCCCAGTCGGTCCAGGTCCGATGATTCGGCAACCCGCGGCTGGTTCTGCGGGGTGCGCAGCTTGAACACGTCCTCGATGGGCCACAGGCGCTTGGTGATTTCCGGGATGCGCTTGTCGTACACCAGATCGCCCAGGTCCCGCTCGTTCTTCATCTTGCTTTCCTGGATTTGAAACTCAGTTCTGGATTTCAATAAATCTATCAAAGTTCTTTGCGCATTCACGGCATGGTCCACGCCCAGATACCGGGTCGCCTCGATCACTTCGGGTTTGAATACCCGCTCGCCGCCCGCTTCCCACAGGTTCAGGAAGAACCGCTCAAACTCCCCGAACGGAAACTTGGCCCGGTAAGAGTCTAATTGGGCCTGGGTCATGTTGGGGTTCCAGTAGTCGTCGGGATCCCCTTTGGCCGAATAGCGGTATGAAAAGTACAGGGTTGGGTCCGCACCCTTGATGTAGGTGTCATAAAGGCGGTAAAGCTGGTGCTGCTTCGGCGATACGGTCGAATCGATGCACCCCATGGCGTTGGGGATATTCCGGATGGAGCCGTCCAGTTGCACAAAAAAGTCGACCTTGTGTTGCTGAAACATCTCACTGAAGGTGTAGGAGTTGATATTGGACACAATGCCGGAGAAAGATGAGATGGTCCGTATCTCGGACTGGGCCGCGCCGTTGCTGTCAAAGAAATAAAGCCCCTTCTGCTGCACGCCTTTGCGCCCGATCATGGCCAGAAGGTTGGGGGAGTGCAGGACAATGCTCTTCATGATGTCGTAGTGGACAAACTGGACTTGATCCTTGGAATTGGCGCCGCATACGATCTTCTGGCGGGGGAAGTTGAAAAAGCGAAAAAGTTCGATGAGGCAAACGAGGAGCGATTTTCCCTCCCCGCGCTGCCAGCAAAAAACGATCAGGCGATGGACATACCTGCCCTCGGCGTCCATCTTGAGGGCTTCTCGCAGGATATCCTTCTGCCCTTCCCACAGATCCCGGTAAGACCGGCCAGTGTCCGGATGCTTAGTGGTGGGCAGTCCGCCAATGGGCACCCATGTGGACACGGAAGATCCGAACGGTACGATGTTGACGTTGACGTTCTTTTCGCACCACCGGATCATGGCGTCCCCGTCCAGAGTGGCGCTTTCCGGGGTCCCAGGGTCCCGCCAATCGTCTTCCCGGATATTGACGGGACGGCCAGGGGCGGCTTGTTTACGGGGTCTGCCCATCACTCTTTAACCTTTCGGCTTCATCTTTCAGCGTTGCAATCTCAAGCTCATAGTCAGCCCGGGCCGCATTACTGCAAATGCCAATCACAAACAGCATCGCCGCCATCCCCACCACGATCCCGATCAGCCCGGCCAATAATATCCACATGGCTATTTCCCTTTCTTCTCCAGATTCCGCGCCCGCTCCACCATCTTCTCGTAAGCGCCGATCTGGCCCTTCTGCATGATGTCGTTCACGTTCGTACCCGGCAAAGAGGATCGAAACTTATCGTTCCACATCTTTTCCAGCTTCAACTCTTTCAGTTCCGCCCGGATCTCCTTCAGGGCCGCCCGGATCTCGGCAAAGTGAGGGTGCGCCATCTCAGTGCCGCCCTTGTTGAAGTAGGTCATGGACGGCAGAGCCGCCGCCTCCAGGCAGAACCGGGCCAGTTGGTGGTACAAGGGCATCAAGTGGGACCCGATCCGGTCAATCTGGATCTGGTTCAATTCCTCCCCAAGACCAGTCCCCGGCGCCACCCAGTCCCGGTACAGAGACGCCAGGTAATTGTAGATCACCTTGCACTGGTTCCCCGGAGACTGAAATCCACAGTTCTTTGCCAGCGGACAATTATCCGGGTCGCACGCCTGGATATGGCCCAAAAACCGCAGTTTCTTTCCGTCAATCGTCCCGATATACGTCCTTACCGCATCTTTACCTGCCATCTTTTGCCCCTATATGCTCCAATATCTTGGAAACCGTTCCAATGTTTGTATCGCTGTATTTGGCGATATCCCGGTAACCGTACCCGTGCCGCCAGAGAAATAAAAACCCCCACCGCCTTAACAAAAGTTTAGTCCCAAGAGGTTTGCCATTCACAGTCTTTAGCTGCCCACTCGTCAATGATGGCATACGCCGCCTTTCGATTGGGGAGACGTCCAGGCTCCATCACCCCGATAAATCCCTTGTCAGTCAATTCCCGTATCGCCCGGTAATACGTCGGCCTGCTCATCCCGGTTGAATCTGCAAATCCAAACCGAATATGGTTGTCTGAACGGTTGATCACCACGCCCTTGCCGTTCGAACGATTCCGCGCCGCCTTGATTTGGATATACAGAGCCTGCGCAGCCAAAGACAACGACCGCCATGCCTTGCTGTCAAGAAACCCGTAGTCCAGCTTGACATACTGTTTTTTGAGGGGCTTCTGGGACGCCACACGCTGATAACCCTACCGTTCTTCCTGTAAAGGATTCACTTTCCCCTCAACCTTCTGTCTCTGATCTCTTTCCACGTCCACAGACATTTCCCCCTCCGATATTCCGGCGCCAGGACTGTCCCGCACCATCCGCCCCGCCACGCACAACAAAACTTTTTGCAGAAATCTCTTGGCACGTCGCTTTGGTCAGGCATGGTCTGGATCTTGAATTTTTCTGCGATGCTGATGTGCTCCATGCCCCCTCAGTTATACGATACCCAAACAGCCAACGTAGGCCCCAGGATATACCAGCCCCCAGGGCCAAACGTCCCAAGCTCACGACGCGGCGGTTTCTGCTGTCCCATCTTGCAGCCAATCATACGGAATACCAAGCCGCAAAGCCATATAACGATGATTATCGGCAATAATGCTATGACGCAGCCGGTCCTCCAGTGCTTCAGCACACTCCGCCAAAAACCATCGAATGTTGGCATAATCCCACCACTCTTCCATCGGTCAAAGCGATTCTTTCCGCCACTGAACCTTGAGCTTCGCCATTTGATCCAGCGCCTTACGCGCCCGAGTCCCGGCACTCTTGTTCCCCGCCGCATAAAACTTTTCGCCCTCGACCATAAAGATGTTCGCCCATTTCTTCAGTTCCTCGAATGTTTCCTTTCCTTTTTCCACAATGTCTCCTTTCGTTTAAAGTCGTCGTCCAAAAGCGACTTTCGTCGCTCCACCTCTGCCACTTGCCTGCAATAATCCCCTGCCACGCTAAGGTACACAGACTGAGCCTTGTGGGAAATGGGGTCGTCTACGCAGGACATGATCAATTCAACAGCCTGCTCCAGCCGTTTCCGTTGTTGCGGGTCAGAGATCATCACACCAATCCTTTCTCGATAGCCAGCCACTCAGAGACTTCCATTACACCCGGTTCCGTAATTCGGCATTGGCTTTTCGGAAACCATTCCTTCCGTCCGTCAATGTCCACCAGCATGGCATGGTCAGTCTCAAATTTCAATTCGTCAAAATAGATTTCTACGGGGTCTATCATATCATTTGCACCTTTTTTCCAAGTTCTTTGGCAGTTTCTATTTCCCACAATACGCCTTTGCTGGCTTCCCACCCAGTTAAGGTCGCCACCCACACCTCATCGCACCAATTCAGCCATTCCCGGTTTTGGTTCACCCACGTGTCGTGGTCGCCGTCAAGATTGCCATGGACCGCAATGCCGTGACTGTGGGCAATCGGGGAGAAGACGCAATGGCCCTCCCGGATAACGCTTGCCGCAATCTGACACACAAGCCGATAGCGTTCAATCTGCTGGGCCTTGGTTCCCGAGTATGGGGATGCCAGGTAAACTCTTTTCGCCACTTCGTTCATTTTCCCTTGAACTGTTGCTTTTCCCGTCTTCTCCTATCCCATAGGGAGGATCACAACAAGCAAGACTGTACGCCTTATCCCCCACCCCTGCCATGAAGCCCATGCAGTCACAGTTGAATGCTCGTATCAGCGGCTTGTGGGATAACTCAATCATTTGCTCTCACAATAGGTATCATAGACATATATCAAATTGCGCAAAGTTACATAGAGCACCTTGCACACTCTATTGTATAAAATTTTTTACTAAAAATTCCCTCATAGTACAAAAATTTTGCACTACAGATTCCCGTATAGTATAAAAATTTTGCACTATACGGTTGCATCTCATATATATCTATAAATAGACGTCGTATGGAAACCGGACTAAAACGATCGTTGCGCCTTAGCATTTTTCGTTTCTCCCCCATAACCAGTCCCCGGCACCCACGCCCCCAACCTCCCCACCGTCTTAACCACAAACCAGGCAGCCCGGCCAATCAGATAAATCGCAATCACCCACCACCACCACATCTCACCCTACCCATCCTCCCCGACAATCCGGTAAACGATGTTCGGATACTTGCTCATCGGATCATCCTCATCCCGATATATCTTTCCCGCCCTCACCAGCCTGGCCAAGGACAATGCCCGACGAATACGATGAGTCGCTTCAACTGCCGGCACCACCCCATTATTGTACCGTATCCAGTTTAAAGTCATCGCGTCCCACTCCTCTTTGTTTAGCATCCCCATAGCCAATCTCCATCTTGGATGCGGGGCCGGGAATCGAACCCGGACAACCAGGGACATGAACCCCGGCGGGCCACCCGGCCTCCCCGCCAAAAGCCCCCAATTTGCTCAATGGCGAGGCAGGGGACAGCGCCGCTCAAATACAAGGAGGAATCTCATGAAAAGAGAAACCGTGGTGAATTTCAAGCACAATATACCTATATTATGTGCTTGTCAAGCTTTTTCTTTTTTTAAGTTGCGTATGAAAGTCTCACCATGGGAAGGTGGGGGGAGGGTTTGCGGTGGGTACCCAGACGCCGAGGCGGTGGGGGGTATGTCGCAAATAGATCGAGGGGGGTCTGCTACTTTATGCGCTATAAAGTACCATCCATCCGTCGCGCACGTCGCGCAGTCCATCCATCCATCCACCATCCATCCATCCTGGTTGCTGGTTGCTGGTTGCTGGTTGTACCAGGTGGTGGTGGTGCTGCGCAACTGGTTGGTCGGCTGGTTGGTCGGCTGGTTGCTATCCAAGTATGATATGAGATATCGTGTTGAGACACAAGTGTCTCATGAGACATAAGTGTCTCATATTCGCGGCCGTCACCAAT